TACGAGTAATAGCTTGACAAAAAACTTTTCTTTTTGGTCTGCCAACCATGTTATTTTTTAGGATTACCTTTATAATCTAGGTTGTTTCGTTTATTAAATTCTACTTTCTCTCGGTATCTTGGGTTGGACATCTTCCCAATCTTTTTAAGAGCTGATAAAATCTTATCACTACTAACATAAGTTGTATTTTTTTCACGAGCAAGTTCCTCTTTCTTTTGAATGGCTAACTTACAATAATAAACATTGTTAGTATCTGCTTTAAGGTCTGGCAGGGGTAGGTTGGCTAGTTCTAAGATCATTCTATCCTTATCTGATCTATACATACCTATAATTTTATTAATATTATTATATTGGTATGTTGTTTCTTCTAATATAGCTCTTTTATTTACATTAGATAGCTCATTATTTACTATCATAGCTTTTTCTTCCTTTAAAAACTTATCATTTACAGCATAGGTCTTGCCAGACTTTCCTCGAACAGATTTTATGACATTCAAAGTCTCTAAAGTGTCAAGACATCGTTTGATTGTAGGTCTTGAAAGCATAGTATCTTTTTCTAAAGTTGAGTGTCGGATATGACAGACATAATCGTTTTTTTTCCAAGCATATTTAAGCAAAGCAAGATAAACACATAAACAAGTTGCCTTTCTTTCGCCAAGTTTGTCTAAATAATGGTACAGCTTATAAGTTAAGTGTAAAAAACCCCTAGTCTTTAGCATATTTACATACTTTCTGATGTTGTTCTTGTATATCTCTTAAAATACCTACCCACTCCTCTTGAGACATAGCGATTAAAGGCTCATAGAGGGTGCTTAGTCGCTGAACTTTGAACTCAAGCATACCTTGTGTCATTTTTTTATAAAACACCAAGAAACAAGGAAGATTAGCAGCTTTGCCTAACCAACGCATAGAGTTAGTATATTTTTTATAGTTTCCTGTATCATATACTGTCTCGATCAAGGCTAAAGGTTGCCAACATCCTTTATTCTGACATATTTCTACAGAATCTATGTCGATCATTGCTATTTTTTCAAAGGTCCTATGCCACTTTGAGTATAGGTCCTTATCAAAATGTTTTGCGTACCTCATTTTTATTTAGCCTTTCTTTTAGTTGTCTGATCTCATACTCTTTGACAGATAAATCAGTTTCAAGTATGTCAATTATTTTTCTTAGCTTATCAACTTCCCTTTTATATCTTTTTAATTCTGATTTTAATTCAGCATCTTCAAAGATCGTTGAGTAAGTCATTTTATTTTTCGTATATTATTTTTTTTACTACGCATCTTGGATAGCAAGATATATTACCAACAGATAACTTATTACCATCATAAGAATAACTACTAAATATGGTAATCTTCTTCGGAGTTTTTTCATACAAGTATCCTATGTCCTCACACCAAGAAAAATTAAAGTCATCAACATCAGTAAGATCATCATACCAATTTGATGAGCTACAAATATCTTGCCAAATAATTCTTACCTTTTTATAAGGTAGTTTATTACTTTGCTTTTTCATATTCCCACCAAGCCTTGTAAAGATCTTCAATCTTAACTTCACCTTTAGTCACTTCCAATATCTTTTTTACTGTACTTGGTTTTGGAAATCTTTTTTCTTTACTCTCAAGGCAATATCGTTGCGAGTTGGTTGCAGGATTGATAGATCTAAATCCCAACATTTGTCCTAATGTATAGTGGGATATGTTTTGTTTCTTTCGCCATTCAGCTAGTGTCATTTAATTTCTCCTTTGTTTTAATTATACTAACAGGATTTATATAGCATGGTTTTTTTATTTGACAACTAATTTAATTCTGTTAGGTTGTGTAAAAAACAACAAAGGAAAAAATGATTACAAAAGAAAACCTAAAACAATACTTTACCAACTTCAATGGGGGTAAAGGTCTGGACCATTGGTCTCCATCTTCAACCCAAAACTTTACAAGATTTTTATTAAACTATTCCTTACCTCAAGAGTTAAGAAGAAGTTTTTTAATACGATACAAAGCACCATTTGGAAACCTAACCAACAACACAGCTCAAAGATTATTATGTGAGATTTTATTTCAAGGCGATAAAAAAATAACCTTAGAGAATAAAGATTATGATGATGTCTTTCAACAAGAATTAGATGAAATAAATAACTTGACACCACCTGTGGATGACAAGGATAAACTTGCAAGAGACATGATGATTGAAGCTGCACATCCTACAATTAAAAATGTAGAGAAAGCAGTTAAAGAAATATTTGGTAATGAAAAGTTAGTCGCTGAACGATATGTGTCTAGCAAGGAAGATGAAATGATCCATGACATCATAGGTCGTATCGATTATGAAAGCAACACCGCATTCATGGAACTAAAAACAAAACCTTGTTCTATTAAAAAGAAAAGAAATAAAGATGAATATTATATGGCAACTACTCAGCTGCCAACTGAACCCGATCCAATGCACATTAAACAAGTAGCATTTTATTATCATTGCACAAAAAGAAAACCACACTTGGTATATGTTAATGAGAATGAATACAAAATATTTGATGAACAATACTATCAACTCAATCCAAAATATTTAGAGGACCAATACAATTTAATGGTTCAAAGAATAATATCTTGGGAACAATTAATTATATTCTGTAAAGGAGATATTAAAAAATTAGCAAACTTTGCAGAACCACCAGAATTAAATCATCCTTTTTATTATAGGGATTTAATAGACGATCAAAAAAAACAAATCAAACAACTATGGGGGTTAGACGCATGAAAACAAACATATATCAAAAACTACACAAAGCAGCTTGTGAAGCGGGGGGTGTTGCAAAAGGAAAGAAAGTTCCTGGTATGCACTTCAATCCTTTACAACATGATGAAGTACAAAAGGTTGCAATGGAGTCATTACTAAACAATGGATTATATCCTGTCTGTAATTACACCAATGAGATTAAAGAAAACTTTGTCATGGTTACTTGTTCAATGAGAATACACGATGTTGAGAACCCAGAAAGCTATGTCGATATTACAGGATGTAGTGCAATGGGAAACTTAGATAAGTTTGGTACAGGTAATGGTATGAGTTATGCTAAGAAGTATGCTTTCTTAAACGCATTAAATTTAAAAACAGGTTTGGATAATGATGATGGCTACAAGGCTAGTCCTTTCTCTACTCGAACAAACAATGTTAAAGAAAGCACTAGAGAGAGTGGAGCAAAACTTTTTAAGCCAAGCAATACTAAACCTACTAACAATATTCCACAACAAAAAGTAAGTGGTACAGGTCATGCCAATGTTGATATGAACATTGATATGAGTCAAGTAAGAGATGCCATAAAATCTATTAAAGATATTTATGCTCTAAGGAAATTTAGAAAAGAAAATCCTAGCTTATTTGATCCTAATAAAAATCTCAGAGTATACCGACAAGTCACAGATTTGTATGATGTACATGAGACTAAACTAAACCAACAAGGAGTTATATAATGAGTGATAAGATATATATAAAACTTACACATAACGCAGACAAACAAGCAGGAGACAACAGACCAGTATTTGTTGCACCAATTAATCCTAAAAGTCCAGAGGGTAAAACCTGGAGACTTGGAGTAAAGATAGGAGAAGCATGGTACAATCAAGCTGCATTTGAAGATCTTGATGAGCAAGGTAATCCAACAGGAATTATCAATGTCGTCTTGACACCTTCAAATTCTGGATCGACATCTGCCAAGCCTAGCGGACAGCAGAAATCTTTTGGAAGCAATAATAGATTTGCAAAAGGTCAAGGTTCAGACTATAAACAAAACAATTACAATCGATACTAGATTGTAATCAATGGTGTGTCGAAGTTTTTTGGGTTTAAAATTTGGCTTCTATCCCTTTCTAGCCAATCCCTCTTTGTTTTTCTTTGGCACACCTTTAAAAACAAAATATGAAAGTAACAGATTTAGATAAAGAAATTAAAAATAAGATAGTCCAAGATCGAGAAAAAGATTATGGAGACTATCAATATAATTTCCATATGTTAGCAGAAATGTTTACATTGGTCCTTGCTGACAATCTAAAAACAAAAATAAAACCACACCAAGTAGGTCATATTATGATGGCACTCAAATTGTTTAGATCAACTAGAGGATATAAAGCTGATAACTATCACGACATGAGTATCTATAATGATATGACATTTAGTTTACATAAAAAAGATATAGACAAACAGG